TGGCAGAGAATCCGGAGAAGCCATCTGGGTGGCAACCGCCCGCAGGTTGGCGTCCACCCTCTGATACAAACCTCAATCACAAGTATTAAACTGGAGAAAAAATGAGCAGCAAAAAACCAACCGAAGGAGAAAAAGACGTACTTTCTCTCTTTGGAGAAGATACCCTTTATCTTGATGGTGATATCGAGTCAGTTGGAACATATGATGTTATAAAAACTGGAAGTCCCGCCCTTGATTATGCTCTTGGAATTGGTGGTATGCCAAGAGGCAGAATTATTCAGCTAGCAGGAAAGGAAAGCTCTGGAAAAACACTACTCTCTTTATTGTGCATGAAGTCTTGGTTGGATGAAAATCCAGACAATACTGTCATGTTTATTGACGCAGAATACACTTATGATGCTAGTTGGGCCAGACAATTAGGTGTAGACACCAGAAGAGTTATTGTCGCAAAAACAAATGATGCAAAAAAGATCTTTGAAGGTCTTCTTGGAAAAACAACCGTTAACAAAAATACTGGAAAATCATCCAAGAGTGTTAAGGGAGTTCTCGATCTCGTAAGAGAAGGGGAAGATCCAAAGTTTAAAAATCTTGGCTTAATTGTTCTGGACTCTGTGGCCGCAATGAATACTCCAATGGAGGTTGACGCTGCAATTGGAAAGCAGAATATGGCCCCAATGCCAAGGTTTCTTTCCACGGAGCTTAAGAAGCTGACTCCAGCAGTTGCAGAGGCAAATGTTGCCATGATTTTCATTAATCAGGTTCGTGTAGATCCTGGCGTAATGTACGGCAATCCGGAAACGTCACCCGGAGGAAAGGCTCTCAAGCACGCCTGCAGCGTAATGATTAATATGGCCCCCATTAATTCTGCTGATAGCAGAATAGAGGACGAGAATGAGGTTGTGGTTGGTCACAAGGTTAGGGCAAAAGTTCAAAAGAATAAGGTTGGTGCCCCATTCCGTGAAGCCGTTTATACAATTAAATATACAGAGGGCCTCATAAATAGAGAAGAAGAGCTGTTAGATCTTGCTGTGGTATGCGGAGTCATAACGAGACCAAACATTAAGACCTATGAGCTTGATGGACAGAAGTTTGTTGGTAGACCAGCAATGATTGAATACCTTAAGGATGATGCTGTTTTTGGTGGAGTAGAAGGTCTATGTAGAGGAAGGTATATTTCTGGAGAGTTATTTGCATCACCAATGACTCATGATGATGAGAATATAGCTGATAATGAAGAATCAATTTTTGATATTATGGAGTAATTATGCTTGTAAGTTGTAATCCAAGATGCAAGAAGTCTGATGGTAGAACCGATGGTTCACTTGATATGGATAGAAATGAAGTTGTATGCAAGATCTGTGGAGATGATATTGTAGGAATATCATCATTTACAAAGCAAAGCATGAAGCAAAATAAGGATATTATTACTCCTGCAAAAAAAGCATTTATGTTTGATTGTAAAAATTGTCATAAAAAAGTAGAGACAGTGGTAGTTAATGGGGCGGCGTATGGCAAGGATTGTCAAACCAAAAACTGCACCATTCTCATTAGCGAAATGATGGCAAATGCAATGGAAAAAATATCTCCAACACTAAGCAAACTAGAGGAAGAAAATGAAAGAGGTCCAGGAGCTAACAAAACTAATTGAGATTTGCCATGATAATCTCAAAAAGACAAAGCTAGGAAAGGACTACATCTTTGGAGAGAGAAATCTCTCCATTGATGCTTTTCAGCAGTATAAAATTGGCTTTTTTCCAAGAAATATAAAAAAACTAACCCAGTATGTTTCTGATGACTTTTTAAAGTCTGCAGGACTAATGGATTACGATGGGAGTAGTCAGTTTTCAAACTATTACTCAATAACGTTTCCGATATATGATGAGTATGGCACTCCAGTTGCATTGGCCGGAAGGTGTGTGCTATCAAATGAAGAAAGAGAAATTATTGGAATTCCAAAATATAAAAATTCAAAGTTTAAAAAAACAAATTATTTATTTGGTTTAAATTTTTCTAGAAAAGAAATTCTACTAAATCAAAACGCATACGTTGTTGAGGGTTACTTTGACCAAATAAGTATGTATGATGCTGGAATCAAAAATACCGTAGCTGTTTGCGGAACGGGATTTTCAAAAAATCACTTCATAAAACTCTCTAGATATACCGATAAAATGTCTCTTCTTTTGGATGGTGATGAACCTGGACAAAAATCTGCAGAATCAATTTATAATAAATATATAAATAAAGGAATAAAACTTAGATTTTTAAAACTTCCACTAGATTATAAAGATACGGGGGAGTACTTTTTAGATGGTAAAAAAACCTATGATGATTTTCATAGTGAAGTACAAAGCATAAATCCCATGGAGTGGTGATGAAATTAAAGAGTAAGAATTATCAATACAAAATAGTTGAGGTTGCTTTTGATCAGTCAAAGCTCAATAATTTTTCAGAAGAAAAAGGTATAGGTGGAATTCTTTCTGATAATTCTTACTCCGAAGAACTCATGGACCTAAGAGAAAAGCTTTTAGAGGAAGTTTATTTTGTAGTCAATAGTGAAGCACTAACGGACCATCAAAAGAAGGTCTTATTCATGATCTTGATGGGCAAAACTCAAAATGAAATAGCAGAACATCTTGGAATTACCCAATCTGCGGTCCACAAGGCATTACGAGGAAATCTTGACTATAGAAATGACAAAAAGAGATATGGCGGTATTTTTAAAAAATTAAAAAAAATATGCAGAAATAATTCAAAGATTCAAGAAATATTAATTGAAATGAGTGATTTGAAAAAAAAGACTGAATAAAATACTATTCAACTAAGTTATAATATAATTTAATATATATTCTTTCTATTAATAAAGAAGATTATCCTCAGAGGTTTCCACATGTCTAGTTATTTAGATGAAATTCTAATAAATTTTACAAAAAAACAATCAAAAGACTTTGGAATCAAAGATCAGATTGAAATTAATGACTCCATATCTTTCAACAAGGTCGCATTTGACATGTTTAAGGTAGATCAAGATCCTTATGATGGTCTTTGGGCATTACAAGAAATAGACGGAAAGCCACATTTAGTTAGAGCGTCCAATCCACAGAGCGACATAAGAAAGGCCGGAGATTGGGAGGCTATATCCGATTATGAAAAAAAGAACGTAACCCTATCCTATAAGAATATTCCTATAACAAGATTTTCTTCTGATGAGTTTGGATTTTCTTCTAATGATATCTCAATATTTAAATCAGCACTTATTGAAAAAACTTCATCAGACCAATCCTTCGTAAAAGAGCTATTGGTTGAGCAACCACAAAGCAAAAGAGATGCTTTAGTATCTACTTTTCCAGAGTTGAAAAAATTTATTTAGATCAGAACATAATTGTTGTAACTTGCCAATTAACATATCTACTAATCAAAAATCAAACTATAGGAAGTCAAAACGAAAGTTTTGAATTTACTACGGGGCTTCTGAACAAAGTCCTAAGTCAAAAACTGCTGGAGGCGTCTCCACAAGGGAGTCTAAGAAGGCAGGTACAGCACCATAAACAGCTGTAGTTCAACCGGGTGAAATGATGTCATTAAATTTTCTAAAAAAACAAGCAGAATCAGCACTAAGATCCCTTGAGGTAGGAAAAGAATACCCAAGTGACTACGTTTTGAATAGACTAGACTCAGCCTGGGATCTTAATCAAAAAGACCAGGTTATTGGAAATATAAGAAATGTTATTTCCAAAATAGCATCAAAACAAAGCTTTATCTCTCAAAAAGAGATAACTGGCGTTTACGATAAATTTAATAATATTTCTGGCGGATCAACTGCCTTTCGTGATGAGTTAGGCGATCTTCTTCTTTCTGGATATGGAAAGTTACCTGAGCCAAAAAGAAGTGAGATGTCAAAGACAGCAGCAGATATGTCTAAACCAGTTACTCTAAGCGGAACAAGCCCTCTCTCTGATGCATTTTCTGTTTTATTCTCATTTGGATCAAATGATGATTCTGGGGCATATAACAAGAACCTTGTAAAGAAAGCAGAAAGACTTGTTACCCTAGAGCTTAATGCCATGGGCATCAAACCAGATATGGTAAAGACCGTAACCGGAAATGAACATTACATACTTTGCAATGCCTATTATAAAAATCCAGACTTTACAACGAGCTATGTAAGCATACCAGTTCAGGTATCAGATGGGGCAGTTGGAATTCCATCGGAAGTTGTCTCTGAGGGATCTCTTGTCAAGCTAAATAAAGAGAACGTTCTCGTAACCCTTAAGACAGCACAAAAGAAGCAAAAAGATACTAATATTTCTAAATATGCAGACTTGAGACAGAGCGATACACTAGTAACTCCAAGCGTTACCGCGCCAGCTGCACTAAAAGAAAAATTTGATATATCAGAAGAGATTCTTCTTGCTTCAGCAAAATACTCCTCCAATCAGATTAAGCTTGCTCATTCTGTGGTAGCCACGGAGGTTGCATCTTGGGGAGCAAGAGCTCAAGTAAAGTTTGCAGGAGTAAGCAAAAGCGGCATGACATTCTTAGTAAAGACTGCAACCTCAGCAGGAGAGAGAAGTTTTGCGGTTCCGGTAGAGATGAGCGGAGAAAAGGTCTTGATGCCATCAGAATTTGCCTCAGGGACCACAAAATATGACTTTTCTACCGCAGGATACTCTAATTTCTTAGCCGGTGCAAAGACATCAATTACCGCAACATTTTCCAGAGACTCAGATGATCTTGGAAAGCTATCATATGCTCAATTACTAGATGTGATTATTGATGGCGTAGCAAAAAAAGATTATAAAGCATCTGAAGATGCTCTTTCCACAATTGGTTCTAAGTTTGGACCAGAAAGATTTAAGATGGCTCTTGAAGACTTTCAAAAGATGATTAAGACTGCATCTCAATCGTTTGATGATAATTTTATTAAAGAGGCGGTAAAACGTGGCGACTTAATTAGAACCAAAAACTCTGTTGAGTGGTTCTGTCCAAAACTCGGACTTCCACTTAGCAAGGTTGCGTTTGACGAAAAGGGCAGGCCAGTTCCAAAGTTTAGAAATGAAAAAAGAAATCTAGACTCTATTGACGGAACGATAATTTCAACAAGCAAGATTGTATTGAGTTAAATTATGAAAAATACCCTTAGAAAAGAAACTCTCATAGGACTCTACAAAGAGGCTCAAATTCTAAAAGATCCAAGAGCAAATGTTACTAATTTTAGCAATAGATTTGATATACTTGAGGAGGTAAATCTTCCAAAGGGTGATTCCTCTAAGCTCTACGGGGTATTTGGAGAACAGCCAGACTACAAGCCTGTTATTTCAGAGGGAAACCACTCCCTTTCAACAAGATATGCTCCAGATATGCCAGGAGTTCAGGCTGCCGTCCCATCTGATGGGGTAAGGGTAAATCCATATACAAAACAAGTATTTGATTACACTCAGGGCTTTAAAACTAATGATGGAAGAAACTTCTCTCCAACATCAGTGTCCAATCAGACAAAAATCTTTTCAAGATAATTTTGAATTAAAATTGGTAAAATAAGCCTATCTATAGGCTTATTTTTTTAGGAAAACAATGGAAACAAATAAGGTAGCCAGACATCCAGACAAAGATGAAATTATAAAAATGCTTCTTAATGGAGAATCTGTTAAGCAAGTGGATGCTTGGCTAAAGAAAAAATATCCAAAAAAGAAAAGATTACATATTTCTTATATGACCCTTCAGAAATTCAGATCTGAGCATCTTAATATAAAAGGAGATCTTCTTGAGGATATTAAATTAAAAAAGAAAACAGATGAGCTTATTTCTTCTGAAACTGAGTTAAAATTAGCTGTATCAAACTCATCAGAATATCAAAAGAAAATAAATGAAATTGTTTCAAATGAGATGGATGTTCAAAAAAAACTGCTGGAGATGGAAAAGTTAATCTCATCTAGAATGGAATTTTACTATAACACAATTGCTGCAGGCGGAAACATTAAGCATGATAGATTATTTTTAGAATACCTAAATATGATGCGCTCCATTATGCAGGATTGGAAGAAGTATATTGAAGGATTTGCGGATAAAAAAGTAGAGCACAATCTAAATATCAATATAGTTAATGATCAAATAAAAATAATGAAAGAAGTCATAATTGAAGTCCTAAAGGACATGGATCCAACAATAGTTTTAATTTTTATGGAAAAATTAAACCATAGAATGTCTGGATTAAAACATGACTCTCCAGAATATAATCAATATATAATAGAGGTATCAGATGCAGAAGAAATCTAATCAATCCTCAGGATCCCCAGCTGGAGGTGTAATAATAACGCTTGCAGACCTGAATAGCGAAGTTTCAATAAAGGCATGGATAAAAGAAAAGCTAGGATATGCAGACCCAAATCTCTCGAATGATGATATTGTCTCTGCATTAGATGGAATTATGAAAGACCCAATATTTATCTCTCAGCCAGATAAAAAACGTAGTATTTTTACTAATGAAATAAATAATTTAATTAAAAAAATAAAAATATAAATGAAAAAATATAATCACCCAATTGATGACTATATAAAGTCTCTTTCGGACGAGGTCAAAACCTCAGATATCTTGTTATATTTAAAATTGAAAAAATATTCAGAACAATTGCTGGGTGATAACTCAAAACTTTTTATGAAAAGTGCATGGAAAAACAAAGATGTTGTAAAAAAATTAAAAACAGATAATGATTTTTATTTTTTTGTAACATCAATGATTATTGATAAAAATGGAATGAAAAAAATTGCCTATCCAATGGTAGAGAATTATTTTTTTAAAAATCCTTTTTTTGGATACAATCTTCAAAAATGGGCAAATTGTGTTCATAAGATTTACGAGTCTCTACATAAGGATGGCCTGAGTTATTCCGAAGCAGTAGAAAAATATTCTAGTAATATTTTTGAAGATGGAGAAGAAAAGAATAACTTTTTAAATTGGTTAAAATATTATAACCAAGGAGAACACTTGAAATATAACATAAAAACTGCAACATATCAATTTCCAGTTAGCGCAACTGGAGATGCTTATTCTTCAACGTCCAACTACATAGGGATGGATTATGCCCTTGATCATGATTCTCAAAAGGATGATGCAAGAGAGCAGGGTGAAAGAAAAATAAATTATAAAAATTGGAAAAAGAAATTTAATACTGCCTTAAGAAGGGTTGATAAGATATTAAAAGAAAGTGAGGATTATGTAGATCCTGATAAATATGAAGAGATATCTCAAGTTTTAAATAGACTT